TGCCAGCAGGTTCTGTGCTGCAAGTTGCTAGTAATTTCATAACATCTGATTTTAACACAGCAAGCACAAGTTTTGTGTCAACTGGTCTTGCACAAGCTATAACCCCATTATCTACCAGCAGTAAAATTCTATGTATCGTTAGTATTGGTAGTTGGTATGTTGCTGGTTCTGGTGGTTCTGCTAATGGTACTGTTTATCGTGGGTCAACTAATTTAGGAAATGGTAATGCGGGGCTTATGTTAATTGACCACGATGCCTTAAATATTCCATGTACAACCCAAGTTTTAGATAGCCCCAGCACGACAAGCGCAACAACTTATACTGTGTATGTTAGAACAAGTGGTGTGACAACTTATGTTTCATATAGTAGTTATGGTCACTTTACAATTACACTCATGGAGATTGCTGGATGACGGACATATCAACAGCTATACGCGCTTTAACGCCCACTGCTGAGTGGACAGTTAGAGGCACAGAGATTGAATGGCATAGCAAAGATGTTTCACAACCATCTGATGATGCGATAAATGCAAAAATAGATGAATTAAAAGCGGCAGAGCCAATGCGATTGCTACGCGAAGAACGTAACAGGCTAATAGCAGAAACAGATTGGTGGGCATCATCAGACCTCACCATGTCATCTGCCCAAACAAAATATAGACAAGACCTCAGAGATATAACGAAAACAGCAACATCACTTGATGATGTGACTTGGCCTACCAAGCCATAAGGAAAAGCGATGCCGTATTTAGGAAGAAGCTCACAAAAAGCCATCAGGCAAAGGTTTATATTCACGCAGTCCAGCGCAGGGGCAACCTCTATATCTGGCGCGGATGATAGCAATGCCACGTTAAGGTTTGATGATGGCGAATATATTGATGTGATTTTAAACGGCATCACACTTGCTAAAACAGAATACAATACAACAACCGCTAACACCATTGGCGGTCTTGCCGCGCTTTCAACTGATGATGTTTTGCAAGTCACTGTCTATGATATGTTTAATGTAGCTGATGTGGTAAGGGCATCAACAGGCGGGACAATTAGCGGTGGTTTAACAATAAGTGGGAACACAACAATCACTGGCAACCTAAGTGTATCAGGGACAGGTGCAGGGGCGGCAGGGGTTGTCAGCGCAAGCACAAGCGGCACAGCCATTTCTATTGATAGCAGCAACCGTGTTTTGTTCCCAGCACAGCCATCCTTTATGGCTTATGGCTCTTGGTCTTATGATAGCAACTATTTTTGGAAAGGGTTTACCACGGTAGATCACAATATTGGCAGTCATTGGAATAACACAACTGGGGTATGGACTTGTCCAATAGCGGGTCGTTACATGATATATGCAACGATGTACCATGATGCTTCTTCAAACTATCACCTTTGGACTTTTTATAAAAACGGATCAACTTTTGCGCCGTGGGTTCAAGACTATAATCAAGTTTCTGGTGAGCATACGACTTCTTCAACAGCGATTATTAGTTGCGCTGCAAATGATACTTTGCAATTCAATTCAAATGCAAGTTATGCAAACGCTTACACTGGAGGATACAATAAAATAGGCGTATGTTTGATCCATTAATTTTAACAGGAATATGAAAATGCCAAATATTACAGTAGTCCTTACAGACACACAAAACAAATGCATGGAATATGCAGCAGCAACCGTTCAAGGCTGGGCTGATAACGCACTTCATAATCGCGCCCGTGTCGCACAAGAAGAAATTATTGCCGCGTTAGTAGCGCATTGTAACGAGAATGATATTGCTATCGCCACAGGCGCAGATGCACAAGTAACACAAGCGTTTGAGTTGGGTGTTGTGAAAACAGCAAAGGCGCGAGAAGAAGAAAGTTTAGCACAAGCATCTGAAGGTAAAGGCTAATGGGCATCACTAGAGACATGGCAGACTTGCGCGGCAAAGGCGGCGGCGTAGAAAACCTCATAATTAATGGGGATATGAGAGTTGCACAACGCGGAAGCAGCCATACAACAGAGGGTTATGGTTCTTTGGATAGGTATTATTTAGCACTATCTGGCGCATCAGGGGTAACAATGTCTCAACAATCATTTTCGACCTCTGATAGAAACTCTCTTGGATTTGAAAAATATTTGAAACTAGCAGTGACCACTGCAAATAATAATTGTGGAATTTATCATAAGATTGAAGCGTCAAATGCTGTTAGTTTAATTGGACAGCAAGCCACTTTTTCTTTTTGGGCAAAAGGCACTAACCCTGCTGGCGGTAGTTTAGCAATTCAACCACAGTGGTATAACAATTCATCTGGTGGTGGAGATAACGGCGTTGCTCAGTCCCTTACTATGACTTCAACATGGACAAGATACAGTTTTACTTTTGATGTTCCCACACCTGCTAATACCACCATAGATACTAATGCTTATCTTACTTTCCCAATCGTTCAGCCCAATGGAGACACTTCTACAACTGCGTGGGAGTTAAATCTAACTGGATTGCAACTTGAGGTCGGCTCTAGTATGTCTGATTTTCAGCATGAGGACATAGTAGCTACGTTAGCTAAGTGTCAGAGGTATTTCTCAAAAAGTGCGCTTTTATCGGTTGCACCTGCGGATGGTCAGGATAACAAATCTGTTACGACATCTATTGATATGGCAAGTGGGTTGTTAAGAACTACTGCTATTCCTTTTCCCCACTACATGAGAGCCGCACCCACAGTTACGCCACTGAAAGAGAGTGGGGTTGGCGGCGGTAGTAGTGGTCAGTGGGCATATTATCAAGCTGGTACTTGGACATATAATTCATTTAGTGCGGGTACAATAAATGAACAAAATTATACTGGGCATGCTTCTGGTGGTGGTGGAGATGGACAAGCCTACTATACGCACATTAACTGGAAAGCAGATGCGGAGTTATAACGATGAATATTACATCAGCAAAATATATAAAAGATAAACCTAATGACACTGTTTCTGTGGTTACTGCTAATATTAATGGTGAAATTGTATATGTCCCTATGGATTCAGCCAACACACACTACGCAGAAATTCTGCGTCAAGTAGCGGCTGGCGAACTAACCATTACAGATGCGGATTAGGAGATTGACATGAGTGGCTTAACAATTACGACCGCCCCAGCTAATGAGCCGCTTGATGCCGCTGAAACCATTTCATATTTGCGGCTGGACTCTGGTGTAGACACCACGCTTGTTAACAATCTTATACAGGCAGCTAGGTTCTGGGTGGAGGATTACACCAACAGAACATTGCTTACCACCACGTTTACTCTGTCGCTGGACGGAATAGGCTATGTTGATGTGCCAATCAAAGAGGGCTTCCACACAGGCTACTCTGATACGCCAAGAATAAATTACATAGAACTACCAAAGTCACCAGTGCAGTCAGTTACGCATATCAAGTCATATACAGATGATAACACGGCATCAACTCTAGCCACATCTAATTATTACAGCGATTTGGTAAGAGAGCCAGCGCGGATTGTTCTGCGTGACGGCGGGTCATGGCCTACAGATTTACGCAATGCAAATGGAATAGAGGTTGAGTATATAACTGGTTATGGTGATTCAAGAGGCACTATCCCAGAACCAATTCGTGTTGCTATGCTAGAATATATTTCATTTTTGTATGAACACAGGGGCGATGATGAGGGCAGGGCGTTAAACCCGCCAATGATGATTACCTCTTTATTGCAGCCTTATGTTATTATGAGATACGGCGTTAGCTCTTATGGTGGAGGTATGGGTTTTGGCTATCGGTAAGATGCAACACTCACTGGCCTTACAATCAAAGGGTGCGAGTGCTGATGGGGCTGGCGGTTCATCTGGTGCGTTTTCTACGTTTGCAACCACATTTGGCAGAATAGAGGCTCAAGGTGGTGGTGAGAGGTTCTTTGGTGATCAGAATGAAGCTAGAACAACTCATAAAATCACAATAAGGTTTAGGCGCAATCTTACAGTAGCGCACCGCATCTTGTATTCATTTACAGTGGATGGCGCAAGCTACACTCGCACGTTCAATATCCGCAGAATCGAGAATAAAGGTGAGCGTGACAAATACCTTGAAATTCTTTGCGATGAAGGCGTTGCAACTTAATGGCTAGGGTAACTACCAAAATAGTACGCAAACCCCGCACACAGGCCGTGGTCAAGGATTACGAGGGTAGTTTAAGGGCTTTGGTAGGCAGGGCTGGGAATCTTGTGCGAAATACAGCCGTTCAGTCTATTAACCAAGGGGCGGCATCTGGGGTGACTTATGAAAAGTACAACCCGCGCAGAACACATACAGCATCAGCCGCAGGGCAACCCCCAGCCACAGATACAGGCTTTCTAGTAAATAACATTGTGTTGGATATAGACACCAATGGGCTAGGGGTTAATGTAGAGAGCCGAGCGGATTATTCCTCATTCTTGGAGTTTGGCACATCAAAAATGGCGGCTCGACCTTTTATGCAACCCGCGCTAGAAGAAAACAAGCCAAAGATTAATCGTTTGGCTAAACAGATGGTGAAGGCTAAATAATGGCACTGCATAGCTGGGAATTACAGAAAGCGGTATATGGCAAGCTAACAGCCGCCAGTATTACTGATTATGCTGGTGATG